CTGGTGCCGGGCCTGGTGCTGGTGGTGGTGCTGGCGCTGGTGCTGGTGCTGGTGCTGGTGCTGGTGCTGGTGCTGGTGCTGGTGCTGGTGCTGGTGCTGGTGCTGGTGCTGGTGCTGGTGAGTGCGGCCTTGTGATTGGACGCTCAAAGCCTTCAGATGCAGTGAAGACCAGTGCGCATGTCGGACAGCGGACCTTTTGAGCATCCAGGACGGCTGTGGTCAATTTTGCCGTGAGAGTTGTTTCGCACTTTGGGCATGTCAAGTCAATGGAAGGGAGCGGTTGCACAAGTGGAGGCTGTGCTACATGGGAAAATGGATAGCTTTGTTGGTGATCGTTAGTTGACTCAGGTCTTGGCGAGGGTTGCGTCTGCGGTGGCAGACTGCTTGCAGTCGTTGCCTTTGGAAAGAATGCATCTCTTCCTGAGACTTTGGGTTTTTGGGGGTGATGGTGCGGCTTGGGCTGAATGGCAAACGAATTACCCGGCTCGGATGCCTCGGCAAAGTCGAAAATTCTGCCATGCACTTTTTCATGGCATTTTCTGCATAGCGAGACTAAATTTTCCTGTCGGTTAGTGCCTTGTCGGCTCAAGTAGATGATGTGATGCACGTCCAGTCCCACATCATCTGCACCACAGTCTTGACAGCATCGATCGCGCTGCCTGATGCGCTTGGCTCTCTCAACCCAATCCGATGGATAGTCCCATTTTCCCGTGTCATTCGAGCGCACCAATCCGCGGCGATATGCGCGAACGATTTGATAATCGCGTGATCTATTTTTCGTATTTGCAGTGAGCCGATTCAGCCATCCAGGCAGTGCTTTTTGGTAATCCTCTTCAGTGAAATTCGGATTGCGCTTGGCCATGCCTTTACGCAAAAGATCGCCAAGTCTCTGCTCGGCTAGATTTGCGGGCTCTGGATCATTATTGAGTGTATCTACACACCCTTGGCAAATAGCCATGTGCTCGGTTGTATAAGCGAGTTCATTGCTATTACGCTGGCATATTTTGCAAGTTCCCATCCGTTTATTAACCTTGTCTCAGCACCGACCAAGCCTCAAGGCGACTGATGTGCGCTTAAAGAATGTGGTCCGATTTCCTTTTTTGACATTGATGTTAATAAATGTATCAGTTTGACGGTTCCAAGCCCCCTTGAATCTCGTGCGCGGCTGTCGTTTCATGGCGCGCGCCGAGGCCGTTTGTGTGCGCCTGCGGTATGGCGGGGGAACATATGGCAAGCCCAATCATTGCATTCCTGGCGGGGGCCGGTACCGGCTATCTGAAGCAGCGCAATATCGAGGAGCAGCGCAAGCGCGATGCCGAGGATCAGCAGTTCAGGAGTGAGCAGCGCGAGGCCTGGCGCAAACAGCAGGCGGATGCGGATGCGCTGAATGGCGATCTCAAGAATGCCCAGGCACCGGCCGAGGTGGTGGAGGGTGAACTTGGAGATCAGAGTGCGGGGCCGCCGGTCCCGGCCACCCTGCGCCAGCCGCCGGCAGCTGTTTCAGCCTCTGCGGGGATGGCTCCGCCGATTGCAGGGCAGAGCCCGGCCTCCTTGCCGCAAGGGGGCGCGGCGCCCCCGGCTGTGGCGCCCCCGGCTGCGGCGCCCCCGGCTATGGCGCCCCCAGTGTTTCGCATGGTGGCGCCGGGTGGGGTGAATAGGACGTTCCATTCCTCAGCCGAGGCGCAGGCGGCGGCAAAGGCGTATTCCAGCCCGGAGGCTCTCAATGCGCGGTATGTGGCGGCCTATCGCGGGGCCGGCCAGCTCGACAAGGCCCAGGAGCTGGAGAACAGTTTCAAGCGCGGCCAGATGGCCGATCTGCAGTTCAGCGAAGCGCAGAAAGCCACGATTGCCAAGGATGCAGACGCCAGTCTGCGCGCGGCAGTGGGGGGCGGCGCGAGTAGCCTGAGTGCTTTTGCCAATCAGTCCGGCTTGTTTGGCAAGGGGACGGTGGGCTTTGATACGGGCAAAGACGGCAGGCTGCAGTTCTACTCTCTGGGCGCCGACGGCACGAAGGCCATGCTGGGCCAGCCGGTGGAGAACACCCAGGAGGCATTGAGCGGCCTGGTATCGCCGCACTGGAAGAGTCTGGATACATCCCAATACCTGGGAATGCTGCACCGCAGTGCCCAGGCACAGCGCGCGCAGGCGAATGCGGATAGGGCGTTTGAGCGCCGGGCGCTCAGTGGTCGCAGTGCTGCTGCAACAGCTGGTGGCTCTGCCTCGCCGGTGTCCCGGCAGGTGGAAGCGGTCTCTCAAGCGTTGACGGCCGCACAGTCCGATCCGGTCGCCTATGCCTCCGTATATGACAAGGCCCGCGCCAAGGGCTTGACGCAGGAGAGGCTGGGGCAGATGGGGTTCAAGGCACCACCCGGTCAGCCTGCCGAAGAGCGCCGTGCCGACCCCTTCTACGACCGTCGTATCAAGTAAGGACTGCGTATGGCAACTCAGCAGAGATCCAGGCGGGCGGACGAGCCGATGTCGATAGACGATATTCCGGATGGCTTTTTTCAGGAGACGAATGAGCCGCCGCGTATGCAGCCAGCGGTGGTTGAGCCCCCCAAAAGCCGCAATCTGCTGGCGGTGGCGAATGATACGGTGATCGAGGCGGCCAATGCGGCTGCCGGTGGGGTATCGGCGGCGGCCAACTTCATCAAGCCGGGCAATGCGGTATCGCAGTGGATTGACAGGAACATCATCCAGGCGGGCGAGCAGTCCCAGAGCGATGTGGTCAAGGCCTCGAAGAAGGAATTCCACGAGGAGGTTAAAAACGCCGCTGGGGTGATGGGCGAGCTGGGGGCGGTGGGCCGCTACATTGCCCAGAACCCGCTGCTGGCCGCTGCCCAGGCGGCGGGCTCTTTTGCCCTGCCCATGGGGGCGGTGAAGGGTGCCCAGGCTGCCGCACGTGCGGCAGGGGTGGTGCAGAAAGCTGCGCCCGGGGCCACGGCGCTGCAACAGGCGGTGGCCGCGCGCCAGCTGGAGCTGGCCGGCGTTGCGGGCGGTGTGACGGCTGGCGCTGCCATGGCGGGCGGGGACGCCGCCGGGTCTGCCTATGACCTGGCCATCAAGGCCGGGGCAACGCCGCAGGAGGCCACGGCCGCAGCACGCCAGGCCAGCGTGATACCGGCTGTGGTGGGCGGCCTAGGTGGTGCTTTGGGCGCGGAAAAGCTGTTGGCGGGCGCCAAGGGGTTTGGCGGTGGTGCTGCTGCGCGTGCAGTCAAGACGGGCCTGAGCGAGGCCGCGCAGGAGGCCGTGGAAGAGGGGGTGACCCAGTATGAGGGGCAGCGCGCGGCGGTGCCCTTTGATCCGGGTATCGACCCGTCCAAGGGGGTGGCAGCTGCCGCCGGCATGGGGGCGGCGCTGGGGGGAATGACGGGTGCGGGGACTTCGCTGCTGAGCGGCGGGCATGAGCGTCAGTCCGGCCCTGCTGTGGATGACGCCGAGGGGGCGGGCAGGGGAGGCCAGGAGGTGAATGCGGCACTGCTGCCGGGGCTGCCGGTGCGGGATGCGGCTGCTGCCGATGGACGCAGCAAGGCGGGGGGGGCGTCCGGTGCTCCAGGATTGGAGAGGCCTGATGCAGGCCTGGTGTCGCAGGGGGATTTGCTGCCGCAGCAGAGCGATGTGCCACAGGGTATGGCGGATGAAGCGGCGTTGCCCCAAGCGGGTGTGGGGAGCGCGGAAGCGGCATTGCCGATGGTGAATGAACCGGTGGTGCCGGTGCCTGGGGTGCTGGCACGTGCCGCCGCGCTGACGGCTGCACCAGCGAACCCAGCGGTACCAGTGGTACCAGCCGTACCGGCGCTGCAGGCTCGTGAGGTGGCGGGAGTTGCGGCGGTGGACGCTGACGCTGAAATGGGAGCCGCTTCTGACGCGGCTTACGCCAGCCGGGTCGCGGTGCAGCAGGCACCCCAGGTGGAGCCGGGACGGACAGGGCGCGGCGAGGGCTGGAGCCCCGAAGCCTTGGCCGGGCGCGATGGATTGTCGCAGGGGCAGGATGCACCATCCCTCGCGCTGCCGGTGAGGGATGGGCCGGCGCCGGCCGATGCCCGCCAGGCGCACCTGACGGACGCGGCCGGCACGGAGCCTGTAGCCACGGCCTACGCAGAACCCGCACAAGTGGCACCGACCGAAAGAGTGGCCGCGGATATTGTGAACCGCCAGGGCAAGCCGTTTACCGTGAAGCTGGCGGCGATCAAGGCGGCGCAGGCGGCTGGCGCTGGGTGGGTTCCCGTGCCGGTGGTCGGTGGTTATGTGGCCCGCCAGGTGCAACCGGTGTCTGTGCCACAAGCATTTCCACAAGCATTTTTACCGGTGGCCGAGGCCCGGGCGATGGACGGCATGGATGGTGCGGAACCTGGCCTTGGCACGGCTCAGAGGGCATGGTCAGAAAAGGACGCCGCTCTGGGCCGGTTGGAACAGGCCGGGGTGCCGCAAGCAGGCGGGTTGTTCAGCCGTGCAGGAGCGCAGGATCAGACGGGCAGCGAGGCTTTCAAGCGCTGGTACGGGGACTGGCAGAATGCGGGGGATGAAGCCACTACGACCAATTCCGCTGCCCGTTCCGCGTTGGACGCCGGAGACGGAACAACTCATCTTCGGCGACTACGAGGACAGGAAGGGGTGGAATCGTCTGCTGATCGCCGAGATGATGGAATTCCTGTGCTTGGGGGAGCAGCGACGTTTAATGGGGCCAGCGGGCCTACGGGAGCGGGTGGAGCGCCACTACGGCTGTACCACGGCACCCGAGACGACATAACTGCGTTTGACCTGGAGAGTGTGGGACATGACCGAGGATCACGCATTGTTGGAAGAGGTGTTGAACACGCCGTTCGTGGGGCCGCTGTCGATTCAGCAGCGCGAGGAGTTGCGAATGGGGTATCTGTACAGCGATCGCAGAGCGTGGCTCAAGATTTTGAGCACGCAGGCGTATCACGGCAGAAAGGACTTCCAAGGGCCAAAGAATTGGCGGCAGACCATGGAGCGGCGGGTCCAGAGAGGCAAGGAGAGGTACGAGCAGGAGAAGGCTCTGCGAGCCGCGCAATCTCTGTAGGTCCTCTTGCTTTCACGGGGGCGTCAGGTCCGGTGGACACACAGGGCAAGCCGGTGCGCTTCTACCATGGCACACGCGACGACTTCAGTGTTTTTGACATTGATAGCCCAGGCCGTAAGGATCAGGGTTGGTTGGGCGATGGTATTTATCTGACAACCGATGCATGGGAGGCTGCCTATTACGCAGGCGCCAAGCGTGGCTTGGGTAGCCGCTCAGTGATGCCGTTGTATGCCAATGTTCGTAATCCTTTTGTCGCCACAGAGGCGATGAAACAGAAACTCAGTCTGGCTCGCAAGGGTGCTATCAAGGCTTTCACGCAAAATCTCAAGAAACGTGGCTATGACGGTGTGGTGTTGGACAAGGGCGAGGCAGGCATTGAGCTGGTGGCCTTTGAGCCGACCCAGGTCAAGAGCGCCACGGGCAATAACGGCAATTTTGACCCGGCCAACCCGGATATCCGCTATCGCCGTCAAAGCACTAATGGAGCTGCTGGCGCTGCTCAGGAGCCGGCCCGTTATTCAAGCGGCCTGAATGAGGGGCAGGCATTTTCGCAGAGGCAGGCCGAAGCGGTGAGCCGTGTCCGGGCTACGGCCGATGCGATTCGCCGTGGCTGGGCCAACGGCCCCGAGGTGGTGGTGGTGCCCGATATGCGCCACCCGGCCATTCCCGAGGCTGTGCGCCAGGCGGAGCAGGCCCAGCGCCGTGGCGGTGCCGAGGGGGCTGCGGAAGGCTTTTATGCCGACGGCAAGGTGTATTTGCTGGCCAGCCAGCTGGCAACAGCGCAGGATGTGGCCCGGGTGCTGATGCACGAGGCGCTGGGCCACCATGGCCTGCGCGGGGTGTTTGGTACCGCCTTGAACAGCGTGCTGGAGCAGATTGTGGCGGTGCGCCGTGGCGATGTGCGCCGCAAGGCGGTCGAGTACGGCTTGCTGGATGTGCAGAAGCTGGATGGCGTGGCGCTCAAGGATGCGACGGCGCAGCAGATCTGGAACGCCATGACACCTGAGCAGCGGCTGCAGGCGGCCGAGGAGGTTTTGGCCGAGTGGGCGCAGAGCCGCCCCGAGATGGGGTTTGTGCGCCGCGCCGTGGCGGCCGTCCGTTCCTGGCTGCGCCAGCATATGCCCGGTTTCAAGTCGCTGGCGTGGACGGACGCTGAGCTGATCCGCCATTTCATTTTGCCGGCGCGCGCCTGGGTGGAGCGGGGTGGTGCTGGTGGCGGGAACAAGGCCGGTGCAACATTCAGCCGTAAAGCTGTACCTAAGCAGCGCGTTGCCAGGAATTTCTTGCAGGCGCGCCAGGCCGTGAAGGAGTTTCAAGGCAAGCCGCTGACTAATACTGTCACGGGCATGCAAGCCGTTGTATCGCGCAAGACCTTGGACAAGATGCTCAGCTCAAAGGCTGTTGCCAAGTCGGAAAGTGCCACAGCCCATGCAACGGCTGTCGCCAATGTGGACCATCTGTTTGAGCAGGCAATCTGGGGGTGGAGCAAGCCTGACCGCGCTGCAGACACCAACTTTGAGGCCATTCATCGGTTCTTTGCGCCGATGGCTTATGGCGACAAGCAACTGCTGGTCAAGCTGACTGTGAAAGAGGTGAAGCTGTCTGGCCAAAGCAATCCACTCTATACAGTGGAGGCTGTGGAGCTCAATGAGAGCAAGCGAGGTAAGCAGTGGATGGAGCAGGCGATGCAGGACGATGGCCTGGACTCGCAAAAAAGAAATCCTCTGCAGCGGGAGTGGGCCGACGAGATAGCCGGCGAAGCCGACCCTAATTCGACCCTCGCGCAACCCCACGGAATGAACCCGGGCCGCTCTGCAGAGGACGTGCTTAGTCTAGCTCAAGCGGTTGAGCGCAGCAATACGGATGGGCCGATGTTCAGCCGCTCCGAGCCTGCGGCTCTCAAGCATTCGGCCCTGCCTCGCCAGGAAGGCGGGAAGCACACAGGCCGCCCAGGGCCCACAGTGCCGGCCACGGTGCAGTCGGTGCGCGCGGCGGTGCGCGAGTTGCTGGGCGGCGTGCGGCTGCGCAGCGGCCTGGGTCGGGTGGTGGTGGCCACGTCTGGCGAGATCCGCTCGCAGTGGGAGCCGCTGATTGGCCCGGTGGCAATGGGCGCCGAAGCCGATGGCCAGGCCCAGGGCTTTTATGACCCGCAGAGCCGGACGGTGTTCTTGATTGCCGACCATATCCAGGCCGGCGACGAGCTGGGCGTGGTGGCGCATGAGCTGATGCACAAGCATGGCCAGGCGGTGCTGGGGCCGCAGAAATGGGCGCAGTTGCATGGGGTGATCGAGGGCTGGGCCGATGCGCCGGCCGGCAGCACCGAGCAGCAGGTTTATGTGGAGGCCCAGGCACGCGTGCGTGCCTCGCGCCCGCAGGGCGTGCAGGAGGGGGCTTATTCGTCGCAGGAGCTGTTTCCGTATGCGGTGCAGGTGGCGCTGGAGCTGGGGCTGCGGCCCAATGGCCTAGCCGGGGCAGGGACGGTGGAGCGCTGGCTGTCGCAGGTGCGCAGCATGCTGCGCCAGGCCTGGAACAAGCTGGCTGTGAGTGGGGCGGATTTCAATGCGCTGGATCTGGTGAATCTGGCCTTTGGCATTGCGCAGCGGGAGAACCCGGCAACGGTCAGGGCGCAAGACCCGGCCCGCCAGCAATTGCTGGCGCAGGCCGAGACTGCCATGCGTGCGCTGAGCGAGGAGCCGGGTCTGTTTGCACTGCCACGCTCGCAGCAAAAGACGGTGGCTGCGATTGCGGCGGAGCATAACCCTGGCATTGCACTGCGGGAAATCCAGGGTGATGGTGAGGTGGTGTACCTGCTGACGATGCCCGATGGCATGCGCGCCACGATCACGGCCCGCGAGCCCACGGTGCATGAGTTCTACGGCCTGCATGAGGCCACGGGGCAGCCCGTGACGCAGCGCCCGGGCGAGAAGGCGCCGCCGGTGGGGGCGCGCTCGGATGTGTGGATCGATGTGTCGCAGCTGAAGCCGGGCAGCTGGGGCGCGGTGGTCTACAACATTGGCGCGACGTTTGCGCACAACACGGGGCGGATCTTTATTGGTGACCCGGCAGGGCTGTCGGATGAGGCCATGGTGCGCCGGCCCGAGCAGATGTTGTCGAGTGCGCTGAAGTTTGGCACGACGGCGCACCTGGCGCCGCATCCGCGCCAGGTAGTGGGCGATGCGGGGCTGGGCGTGCCGCCGCTGCGCTGGGTCTATGGGGATGATGCGGGCAATATGGCGCGTCTGGTTGACCTGAGCCAGGCGACTTTGGACAATGCCTATCCTGCAGCACGCGATTTGACCTATGACCTCGACACTGGACTCTTTAGCAATATCACCACCGGGCAAAGTGTTGACCCCACTCGATTTGATGGTGGCGGTCAACGAGGCCTACGCGAGCGGCACCGAGCCGGATTGGGCTCGGGTGCGGACGGCGCAGGAGATGCACGCATTCTGGAAGCGGCTCGTCATGGGTGGCGCACGGCTGCGCGAGGGGCTGTGTTCCGTGCCCTTCTGGAACGATGGCGCCGACTACGAGCGCTCGAGAGCACAGGCGGCGGGTCAGTGCCCGGATCTGGCCGAGGCCCATTACTGGATGGGGGTTTCCGGCAACCAGATCAATCTGGAGCTACCCAGAACCGAGACCTCGGACGCGGTAGCCACCTATTGGCTGGGCTTGCTGGACAAGGAGCTAGCCTCTCGGACCGAGCCCCCAGGCGAAGGATCTTCTACAGCCGAAGAGTAGGTGGGCAGGAGGGGCGTGGGGCTGCAGCGCCGTGAGGCGCAGTGCCGTCTTGCGCAAGGCAGGATGTTGACCGGAGATGCCTTGTTTGACCTCGCTCAGGTGACTTTGGACAATGCCTATCCAGCAGCACGCGATTGGACTTATGACCTCGACACCGGACTCTTTACCAACCGACGCACGGGAGAGTGGCGAACCTTGGCCGCGCTGGCTCGAGCCTCTTTCCTTAGAGGAGGAGAGGGTGCTGAACGCCCGGCTCGCGCCGGGTGGCGCACGGTTGCGCGAGGGGCTGTGTTCCGTGCCCTTCTGGAACGATGGCGCGCTGAGCAAGCGCGCGAAGGCGCAGGCGGCCGGGCAGTGCCCGGATCTGGCCGAGGCCCATTACTGGATGGGGGTTTCCGGCAACCAGATCAATCTGGAGCTGCCCAGAACCGAGACCTCGGACGCGGTAGCCGCCTATTGGCTGGGCTTGCTGGACAATGAGCTCGAATTTCAAATGAAGAGCCAGGGGGACGGATCTTCTACAGCCGAAGAGTAGGCGGGCAGGCGGGGCTACCACTGCGTTGAGCAGCGCGAGCGGGCGGTCTGAATTGCAGGATGGCGGGCGTGCGCAGCTCCATAGCCCATGGCAAGACAGATAGCCATGACGTGAGTGCACCAGTGCGGATCTCTGGTACTGACCACATCGTGACGGCGAGACGCCATCACGCAGCGCATGTACCTGCATGGCGTGGCCACAAAAGAATATCTCCTGGACCGCCGAGTTTCCAGGGCTGGTACCGAAGCACCCGGGCGATCTGGCTCAAACGATTCAGGAGACCGCACGACTTTAGCAAGGCCACAGGATGCGGGCAAGGGCTCGACCGAAGAAGTGGCGGATGAGCTGCACCGCCTGCTGACGCTGGATACCAAAAATCCCCTGCAGCGGGGAGTGGGCCGAACAGAATGCCAACGAAGCTGACTCTTATTCGACCCTCGCGCAACCCCGCGGAATGGACCCGGGTCGCTCTGCAGAGGACATACGAAGTCTAGCCCAATCGATAGGGCGGCGATAGAGCGCAGCACTACGGATGGGCCGATGTTCGGCCGTGCAGGAGTGCAGGATCAGGCGGGCAGCGAGGCCTTCGGGCGCTGGTATGGGGGCTGGCAGAATGCGGGGCATGAAGCCACTGCGACAGATTCCGCTGCCCGTTCCGCGCCGCTCGCCAAAGTGGGAGCAGCTCGTGTTCGAGCCTTATGAGGACCGGCAAACCTGGGTTCGGCTGCTGATCGCGGACATGCGGATGCATCTGTGGCTGGGAGAGCCGCGCAGCTTGATGGGGCCGACAGCGCTGCGGGAGCGGGTGGAGCTGCGATTTGGCTGCACCACGGCGACGCAAGGCGTGGTGCCATCAATGCTGGCAACGCCGGAGGAGCGCAGGTACTGCCTGGCGTACAGCGATCGCCGGGCATGGATTCATCTGCTGGTGTATGACCTGCGGATGCACGTAAGGCGGGAAAGGCCGCGACGTTTGCAGGGGCCGCCGGGTCTGCGGGAGCGGATGGAGCGCCTCTACGCGTATCTGATGTGGCGTTTTCAGGGTCCTCCGGACCAAAGGGGGTGGATGGCTAGCTACTTCCCCTCGAACACGGAACCTGCGAGGACATTACCGCCTTCGAGCTGAACCACCCTAACCGCAAGAATCATGGGTGGTTGGGACAGGGGGGGGACCTGGCGAGCGGTCCCGTGACCGCGTTCGAATGTGCCCAGCGCAAGATGGGCGAACATGGTCCCAGCGTCATGCCGTTGTATGCCAATGTGCGCAATCCGTATGTGGCGACGCTGGCGCAGAAAACCAAGCGTGGCAGCACGGACCCTATGGAGCCGGATGCGCGCCAGGTGCAGGTGATGAGACGCTGGGAATCCCGGGGCTGAAGTGGAAGCCGGGTGATACGATTGGCAATGTCCAGCGCATGATTGATGTGTCGCTGGCTTCCATATCGGCCCATGTCCCAGAATTCCGCCGTGCACGCTATGACTTCGCAGCCGGAACCGTCCGAAACTCTCAAGGCTTACCCCTGTCTGATGAAGACCTACGAGGGTGGGCATCTAAGCCTCCAAGAATGCGAGCGGCGGGCGCGGGGATCCGATCGACTAAAAGAGGCATTCTCCTCAACACCTTTTTACGAGCAGAGAGCGGCCAAGGACCCGGACTACTGGCCCAAGCTCTACGACAGCCGCGTCAACTGGTAGGCGAGCAGGCCCAGGGCATTTTCTATAGCCACTTCACCTCAGAGACTGTGATTCCTGATGCCATCATTGCGAGCACCCTGGGTTCTGCCTCATCGCACCCAGACTATGCTGCAGCCAAGGGCGGAGACATCGAGGCGGCCGTGCGCCTGGCGCTGGATCTGGTGACGCCGGACTTGCTCGCAAAGGTGCAGGCTGTGATCGGGGATTGCAAGCCTCTGGTGGTGCCGGTGGTTGCCGAGGAAGCCGCCGGACGCAACAAAATTCCTCGCGCTGCGGCGGAGGTGCTTGCTCAGCGCCTGGGACTTGAGGCCGCAAATGGGATTGTTCAAGCCAATCGCGCCCACCGCACAGGCATGGATGGGCTTGACCGGATCTTTGCGTCCGTGGACTTCGCCGGCGTGGTGGAAGCCAGGCCCTATCTGCTGGTGGACGACACCCTGACCCAGGGCGGCACGTTTGCGGCGCTGGCCAGCCATATCCGGGAAGGTGGTGGGTCCGTGGCCGGGGTCGTTGCGTTGACCGGCAAGCAGTACAGTGCAAGGATTCAACCCTGTGCAGAATCTCTGGCTTCCCTCCGACACAAACATGGTGACTTCGAAAACGAATTCCGCGCCGCAACAGGCTACGGCTTCGACGCACTCACCGAGTCGGAAGCCCGCTATCTCGCGCGCTACGAACCGGCTGACCGACTCCGAGATCGAATCTCTGATGAAGGACGATGCGGACGCAAGCGCGAAGATTAAGGCAATTCTGGCCCGGCAGGCACAGACAGCGAACTGAGGTTCAGCCGTTCGCGCCTGGCTGACATCCAGGGCAGTGCGCCTGCCCAGCTCGACAATAGCCTGAGCCACCCTGGCAAAGTATCACCCTATGACCTCGACACCGGACTCTTTAGCAATATCACCACCGGGCAAAGTGTTGACCCCGCTCGATTTGATGGTGGCGGTCAACGAGGCCTACGCGAGCGGCACCGAGCCGGATTGGGGGCGGGAGCGGACGGCGCAGGAGATGCACGCATTCTGGAAGCGGCTCGTCATGGGTGGCGCACGGTTGCGCGAGGCGCAGTGTTCCGTGCCCTTCTGGAACGATGGCGCGCTGAGCAAGCGCGCGAAGGCGCAGGCGGCCGGGCAGTGCGCCGATCTGGCCGAGGCCCATTACTGGATGAGGCTGTCCGCCAACCAGATCAATCTGGAGCTGCCCAGAACCGAGACCTCGGACGCGGTAGCCACCTATTGGCTGGGCTTGCTGGACAAGGAGCTAGCCTCTCGGACCGAGCCACCAGGCGAAGGATCTTCTACCGCCGAAGAGTAGGTGGGCAGGCGAGGCTGCCACTGCGTTGAGCAGCGCGAGCGGGCGGTCTGAATCGCTGGATGGCGGGCCCTTGAAATGGGTGGTGGGCAAGTCAGATAATGTGCCCACACTCTCTGCCCTGGGGCGTGCGGTTCCTGTCCAGGAGCCCCGATGCCCATCACATACACCACGGCGCAAGCCGCATACGCATATGCCGAGACCTCTGGCACAGGAGGGGCTGCGGCATGAAAAACGAAACCATTGAGCTGATGGCGAATGCCGGCAACCGGACGACCGGCGGTGGCGCCATTGTGAGCTTTTTCGGCTGGGTGGCCTCTTCCAACGCCATCGGCATTCTGGGCCTGGCGGTGGCCATCCTCGGGGCGCTGGTGAACTGGTACTACAAGCGCGAGGCCAATCGCCGTGCCGTGGCCCAGGCGGACCTGAACCGGCAGGAGCAGTTGCTGCGGATGCAGCTGATGCGCAGCAGCGGCATGCCGACGGCCACGCCGGGCTGCGCCGAGCCGGGCGAGGAGGGGGAGCCATGAGCATGCCCTCTGCCCTGAAGCAGCGCCTGGTGCAGACCGCGCTGACGATTGCGTTGCTGGGGGCCGGTGCCGCCAGCCTGCTGGAGCCCGGTGTGGCCGAGCCATCGCCGGCGGTGCTGCTGGCCATGGATATTGGGGCCTATTACGAGAGCAGCGGCCGGCATATTGGCAAGCCTTATGTGGACAAGGTGGGCAAGGGGTTGCCGCTGACGGTCTGCAATGGGATTACCGGCCCGGAGGTGGTGGCGGGGCGCTATTACACCCCGGCCGATTGCCAGCGGCTGGAGCGGCCCCGGTATGTGGCGGCCGAGGCGGCGGCAAGGCGCATGTTCCGCCACTGGAGTCGCTACAACCTGTGGGTGCAGGCGAGCATGATCGACATGATCTACAACCTGGGCGAGGCGCAGGTGGCGGGCAGCACGATGCGGACCCTGGCGAATGCCGGGGATCTGGATGGTGCCTGTGCCCAGATGCCACGCTGGGTGCGCGGCACGGTCAATGGCAAGAGCGCAGTATTGGCCGGGCTGGTGGAGCGGCGCGGCACGACGGCCGAGCTGTGCGCGAGCTGGGGGCGGGACGGGCATTTCATGGCCGGGGTGCTGCCGTGAGCGCGCGTGCCTTGTCCCATATGGCGGCAGCCCTTGTTGCTGGCGCTGGTGTCTGGTACTTCCAGCAGGCGCGGCTGGGGGCGGAGCTGGCTGCCGAGCGATTGCAGGCCAGCGGGTACCGCGAGCAGATGGCGCAGGAGCGTGCCGCAGCCGGGCAGCGTGTGCTGGCCGTGGAGCGCACGGTGAATGACAAATACCAAGGAGCGCTGAATGCAGCGATTCAGAAGCAGAGCATTTTGCAGGCTGCTGCCGAGCGTGCTGGCGCTGAGCGTGACGGCCTGCGCCAGCAATTGTCCGGCGCCGAGCGGCGATTGGCCGAGGCTTCCCCCGCCGCCCTTGCCGAGTACGCCGGCGCCCTCAACACCTTATTCGGACAGTGCAGCCAGCGAGTTACTCAGCTGGCAGCGTACGCTGATGGACACGCAGCTGATGCAGCCCGCTGCCGCGCGGCCTGGCCGGTGAGGGGGGAGTGAGGCTGGAGCGGTGAGGGCGATGGCTTTTGCAGCAGGCCCCAAGGGAGAGTCGGTGCAGGGCAGGTTGGGCGCTGGCGAGTGAAGGCTTGCGCCAGAGATGAAGGTGCTGCCGCTTGCATACCGATGGGCCGGGCGGTCGCTGACTTGGGCTGGAGCTGATGTTTGTCCTTCAGGGCTTGTTTGAGGCCTGTGGGGAACAGTGTCGGGCCGGATGGCAGGTCGAGTATTGTGGTGGATGGGTGAGGTCATGGGCGGTCATTGACCGGCATCTGGAAAAGGCTGCTTTAGGCTGGTTGTAGCCATCCTGCTTTGATCGTCGAATGACCAGTCCAGAGATGGATGCAACCGGGTACCCTTTGGTCGTTAGTTCAAGTCCAAAGCTGCCTACCACTACTGAGCCCATTGCATGCAACGCTACTGGCTGCTTGGTTTGATATTGATGTCAAGAATTCCTGCCTAAATCCAGCTTGTGACGTAAATATCAAAAATTATTGCGCTTCACAGCACTACCGCGCTGGCAATTTTGGTTGCATGCGACTTGGCGTCTTTGGAGTAAAGGCACCTATAGTTACTACGGTACCGGCCTTTCTGTAAAGTGCACAGAATTCTGTCATCTTTGAGGAGCCAGTCATGTCCATCTCTGCCCGTGATGTGGTGCCCTTCACCCAGGCGCGTTCCAACCTTTCTGAGCTGGCTGATCAGGTGAAAGCTGGCGCTGAAAAAATCATCACCAAGAACGGTGAGAGCTATGTGGCACTGATCGACGCGAACCGGCTCGACTACTACCATCGCCTGGAGCGCGAGCGTATTCACCTGCTTCTGATTGATGACGCCCGCAGAGGCTTAGAGGACATCGTCGCAGAGCGTACTCAGGATGCCGACCAGGCATTGGCGCGGCGCGCCCCAGCGCAGTCTGCAACCAAGCCTGTGAAGAGCCGTGACTAAGGCGTTGTACCGCGTTGAGGTGACCGACAACTTCCTGGTGCGACTCGACGCCACCGAGACCTTCTTGGCGGAGACAGCAGCCGGAGTTGCCGATGACAACCTGCTGGCGGGCCTGCGTCGAGCTGTGGTGCCGAACCTAGCCCGCTTTCCGCTGATGGGGCGTCGCTATCTCGACCAACCGCCGCAGTCTGTCGAAGGGCTGGAGCGGCTGAGTAAGTTGCCTGCTGGCGCAGCAGATAGCCTGCGCGTGTACCTGCATGACGACTACCTGATGCTTTATTCAGTGATGAATGAGGTGGTGTACCTGCTATCGATTCGACATCACCGGCAAATGTCATTCGATTTTTCCGGTTTTTGGCCGGCATAAAAAAGAAAAAGGGAGTGATTAAGGATGACGCCAGAAGCAAAAGCACGGCAGGCCATTGATGCGCGGTTGACCTCGGCAGGTTGGGTTGTTCAAGACATGAAGCAGCTCAACCTGGGTGCGGCGCGAGGTGTGGCTGTGCGCGAGTACCCTACGGACACCGGACCAGCCGACTACGTGCTGTTTGTGGATCGGGAGCCCCGTGGCATTATCGAGGCGAAGAAAGACGCTGCTGGAGAGAACCTTACTGCCGCTGAAGCTCAGACCGAACGGTACGCAAACGCCACGCTGAAGTGGCGGAAAGGCGGCCAACCACTGCGCTTCTTGTTTGAGGCCACCGGCCAGATCATCCGCTTCACCGATGGAGCAGATCCAGCACCGCGATCGCGCGAGATCTTCCACTTCTTCAAGCCTGAGACACTAGCCGCCTGGCTTGATCAGTCCAACACTCTGCGCCGCCGCTTGGCACAGGCCATACCTCAGCTTCCAGAACAAAACCTGCGCGCATGCCAGGTCAGCGCAGTCACCGGGCTGGAGAAGTCGCTGGCACTAAACAAGCCGCGTGCATTGGTGCACATGGCCACGGGTGCTGGCAAGACCTTCACTGCCATCACCTCGGTGTATCGGTTGCTCAAGTACGGTGGGGCCAAACGTATCCTCTTTCTCGTCGACACGCGAAACCTGGGGAAGCAGGCTCATCAAGAGTTTATGGCCTACACGGCAGAAGACGGCCGAGATTTTGCACGAGACTACAACGTTCAGCGATTGTCTTCGTCCACCGTTGACCAGGGCGCGCAGGTGTGCATCAGCACCATCCAGCGCATGTACTCCATTCTGAGTGGCGAGCCTATCGACGAGTCTGCCGAGGATGTGTCTCTCAACGAAGTGCAGCAAACGAACAAACAGGAAAAGTTTGTGCGCTACAACCCGGCCGTGCCGGTGGAAACCTTCGACGTCATCATCATCGATGAATGCCATCGCAGCATCTACAACCTGTGGAAGCAGGTGTTGGATTACTTTGATGCATTCTTGATCGGTCTCACGGCCACTCCAGACAAACGCACGTTTGGCTTCTTCAACGAGAACATCGTGGCCGAGTACACCTATGAGCAATCGGTGGCCGATGGGGTCAACGTAGGCTACGACGTGTACCAGATCGAAACCGAGATCACCCAGAAGGGGGCCGAGCTCAAAGCCAAGGAGTGGGTGGACCACCGTGACCGAGCCACCCGAAAGCGCCGTTGGGGTGAAACCGAAGATGACACCCCCTACACCGGCAAAGAGCTGGATAGGTCGGTGGTCAACGTCAGCCAGATCCGGCAGGTGATCCAGGCCATGAAGACCGCTGTGGAAACGCAGATTTTCCCTACGCGCAAAGAAGTGCCAAAGACGCTGATTTTTGCCAAAACCGACAGCCATGCCGACGACATCATCAATATCGTGCGTGAGGTCTATGGCCAGGGCAATGCCTTCTGTAAGAAGGTGACCTATCGCGCCGAGGAGGATGCTGACAGCATCCTTAGTAGCTTTCGCAACGACTACAACCCACGCATTGCGGTGACGGTGGATATGATCGCTACCGGCACGGACGTAAAGCCCCTGGAGGTGTTGCTGTTCATGCGCGACGTACGTAGCAAGGGCTACTACGAGCAAATGAAAGGCCGTGGCGTGCGCAGTCTGGACGCCGAGGGGCTGCAGCGCGTGAGTGGCAGCGCCGATGGGGCTAAAACCCGCTTCGTGTTGATCGACGCAGTGGGGGTTGAGAAGAGCCTCAAGACCGAAAGTCGCCCGTTGGAAAAGAAACCAGGTATGCCCTTAAAGGACTTGCTGCAAGGTGTGGCCATGGGCAGCCGAGATGACGATACCGTGCTCAGCCTTGCCAACCGCCTGGTGCGCTTGGCCAAGCAATTGGACGACAAGGCCAAAGCGCGAATTGAGAAGGCCAGTGGCGGCATCCCCGTGGGGGAGCTGGGCAAGGCCCTGATCATGGCCTTGGATCCTGATGCCATCGTCCAGGCAGCCTTGGCCGCAGCCAAGGCGAAAGGCATCACTCGGACAGAAGACACCTTGCTGCCGCAAGAAATCGAAGCCGCTCGCGCTGAGCGAGTCGCCGCAGCCTGCGCCCCGTTCGATAAACCGGAGTTGCGCGACGAGATTGAGAACTCCAGGCGCGAGCGCGAGCAAATCATTGATCACATCAACTTGGACCAGGTCACCTTCACCGGGTTTTCGGAGCAGGCAGAAACGCAGGCCAAGGCAGTGATCCAGACCTTTGCCGACTACATCAAGCAGCACAAAGATGAAATTGCTGGGCTGGGCTTTTTCTATCAGCAGCCCTACCAACGCCGAGCGCTTACCTTCGACATGATCGAAGATCTGCACGAGCACCTGAGCAAGCCGCCGTTGATGTTGACCACTGAGCGCCTTTGGAGCGCCTATGCCCGCGTGCAGTCCAGCGCTGTGAAGGGGGCTGAACGCAAGCGGCAGCTGACCGATCTGGTGTCGCTGGTTCGTTTTGCTCTGGGGGTGGAGGGCGAACTCAAACCGTTTGCTGACGAGGTGGACAAACGTTTTCAAGCCTGGATCTTTCGACACAACGCCCAGCGGGGAACGGCCTTCACCCCTGAACAGACCGAGTGGCTACGCCTGATGAAAGATCACGTAGCCAGCAGTTGCAGCATTGGCCGCAACGACTTTGATTACGCCGAACTGGCCGACAAAGGAGGCTTGCAAAAGGCTTGGGGCCTGTTTGGCAAGGAACTGGATACCTTGATGAATGAAATGAATATGGAGTTGGTGGCATGAGTGATTTCAACGACGAGGCAATGCAACGCTATCCATTTGCCCAAATCATCCCACCATTGAATTGGAGTCTCGTGGTTCTGGAGGATATCTCTGTGGACGTCAGTCCTGGCTTTGCCAGCGGAAAGCACAACTCTGACGGCACCGGGATACCGCACCTCCGGCCTATGAATGTTGACCGTGATGGTCAGATTGATCTGAATGTTGTTAAGTCAGTTGCCGAGAGTAATGGCATTGAACTACAGCCTGGCGACGTATTGTTTAACAATACAAACTCTGCTGAGTTGGTTGGGAAAACTGCGGTTGTTTCCACGCGGGAAACCGGCTTTGCCTTCTCAAACCACATGACACGAATTCGTCCTGAGTTTGGCGTCAATCCCACCTTTGCAGCGCGGCAATTGCATTTTCTGTGGATGGCGGGGTACATGAAGCATCGGTGTACCAACCACGTGAATCAAGCCAGTATTTCTTCGAAGACGCTGGCGAAGACCATCCCATTTCTCCTGCCTCCCGCCGACGAACAAACCCGCATCGTCGCCAAACTCGAAGAGTTGCTGTTCGACCTTGATGCAGGCGTGGCCGAGCTCACGGCTGCGCAGAAGAAGCTCGGGCAATACCGCCAATCGCTGCTGAAAGCCGCCGTGGAAGGTGCACTGACCGCCAAGTGGCGAGCCCAAAACACGCCATCGGAAACCGGCGCCCAACTGCTGGAACGCATCCTCACCGAGCGCCGCGCCCGCTGGGAAGCCAAACAACTCGCCAAGTTCACCGAACAAGGCAAGAACCCACCGAAGGATTGGCAAAAAAAATACCCGGAGCCGGCGCAGCCGGATACCACCGATTTACCGAAACTGCAGGAAGGGTGGGTGTGGGCGAGTGTTGAGCAGCTCGGCGATGTGCAATTGGGCCGCCAGCGGTCACCAGACAAGCTGAAGGGAATTTCGCCGACTCGATACATACGCGCTGCCAATATTACTGAGGCGGGAGTCGATTTTTCCGATGTCTTAGAAATGGACTTTTCCGAACAGGAGAGACGTACTTTCGAACTGCAAGCAGGAGACATTCTATTGACCGAGGCATCTGGCAGTGCCGAGCACGTTGGCCGTCCTGCGATTTGGCCAATTGTTGACGGGCTGTATTGTTTTCAGAACACCGTGCTGCGCTTTCAGGCCGAAGGAGTCAGCTCTGAGTTTGCTTTTTACGCTTTCCTGGCGATGCAAAAGCTAGGAGTCTTTCGTAAATTGTCAGGCGGTGTCGGCATCAATCATCTAAGTGCAGGGAAATTCTCAAAGCTCTCTATGGCCCTACCCTCGTCTGACGAGCAGGTAGAAATTGTCAGGGAACTGGTAGAGCAGTTGGCTGCGATTGATGAACAAGGACGGGCAATTGACCTCTCACTTAAGCAATCCTCGGCCCAACGCCAAAACATTCTCCGCGCAGCTTTCGCCGGTGAATTGGTGCCGCAAGACCCAAATGATGAACCCGCGAGCGTGCTGCTGGAACGCATTCGTGCCGAGCGGGCGGAACGTGCCAAGCAGCCGAAGACCCGCAAAACCAAACAACAGAAGGAGATCGCGACCGTGGTGAACCAGCTGATCGATGTACTCAGAGATGCGGGCGACTGGGTGCCAGCGCAAGAAGTTTTTCGCCGCTGCGGTGTGGCAGATGGTGCGCTGACGGAACGCATCGAAAAGCTATACGCCGAGCTACGCAAGCTGGATAAGGCAGGCCAACTTGCGGTCGAAGCCGTGACAGATGCGCAGGGCCGCAAGCTGTACGACAAACTGAAACTGTTGGCGGGTTGAGCATGCGTCTGGATAAGCTCACCATCGGCAGCACCAAGGACAGCCAGACGCACCAGTTCAAGAACTTGAAGAACGTCACCATTGACTTCGATCAGGGTGATTGGGTAACCGTGGTCATTGGTTGGAACGGTACCGGCAAGTCCAACGTGCTGGAGGCGTTGGCCATTATCTTTCGCGACCTTATCGCCAAGAAGCGCATGCCCGCGTTTGCCTTTCAACTGGCCTATTGCATGGGCGCAGGCGAGAACCTGCGGCGCATCCACATTGATGCAGACCCAGATCGTGGGAAAGATGCCTTTCTGATTCGCGTTGCAGACGCACGGCAGATCAAGCAGAACAACTTGATCCACAGTGTCCTTGACTTCGGTGACGATGCAGACAAATCGCCGCAAGGTGAGTCCATCAAACTTACGGCCTTCTTGAATGCTGACGGCGAGTATCTTCCACGCTATGTCTTCAGCTATTACTCGGGTGAGAGCCCGCGTATGCACGAGGTGTTTCGCCCCTACCTCGAAAACTACGACGGCAAACTGCGTAATGGCGAAGACCCGGGCATGAAGCGACTGTTCTACGCCATGCCGGTACACAGCCAGTTTGTGTTGCTGGCCTTTTTGATTCAGCAGTCCGACGTAGTACGCGCATTCCTGGACGACCACCTTGGCCTTGACCCGGACGAAGGCATTGAATCGGTGTTGTTTGTGCTTCGGCAACCGCCTTGGAAGTCGAAGGCTGCTGATGGTGACCCGCGCTTTTGGAATGCGCGTGGTGTGGTGCGCGATTTCCTTTCCCGACTCTATGACATTGCTCTGGCACCCGTAGAAATCAGTCGCCGTGTCTCTACCTCAATCTGGAACAAAGAAACGCTGCAGTTCAAGTATCTCTACGTGAAGGATATTGCCGCTCTTCGTCGTCTGGTCGGTAACCAGTCACCGGCGCAGTTTTTCCGTGATCTAGAGAGCACCTACGTTTCGGAGCTCATCGAAGAAGTCCGCATACGTGTGCGTTTGAAAAAAAACGATGGCAGCGTAACATTTCGTGAGCTGAGCGAAGGCGAACAGCAGTTGCTCACCGTATTGGGCTTGCTGCGCTTCACCGCCGAGGATGAAAGCCTGTTTTTGCTGGATGAGCCGGACACGCATTTAAACCCGCGCTGGTGTGTGAATTACCTGAACTATCTGAGATCCTTTGTCGGGCAGAGCAGTGAGGGTCAGGACAATAGTCACATTGTTCTGACAACCCACAACCCCCTGGCCATTGCAGAACTGGTCAAGGAGCAAGTGCAGATCCTCTACCGCGAAGCGGGCAGTCGCACTGTGCGCGCCGAAAACCCCGCAGCCGACCCAAGGGGCATGGGCTTTGCCGGGATCGTGACCAGCGATATGTTTGGCTTGGGCACCAGCCTGGACAAGGCTACGAATGCCGATCTGCTGGCGCTGCACCAGCTTTCTACTCAGCAAACGCCGCTCAGCAATGCTGATCGCGCCAAACTGGTCAAAATCCGCACGCGCCTGGAAGGGCTGGATTTCAACTTTGGGTCGCGGGATAGGCTGGAGCAAGAGTATTTGCGTGCCCGATTTGATTTGGCTGCAGACGGCGATATCGACGGTGCCATCGTCACCCCGGAGAATAAACAGAAGGCACTTGATGCCTTGGTGCAAAGTCTGCTGCGCAGCTTGCAGGAGGGAAGAAATTGAGATTCATTCAGATCCCATTGCCTCCGCATTTGCCAAAAAATTGGAATCTCTCTTGCAGCGTTCGAGTTGCCGCCGTAAATGCTTGCACAACGAGCAAAGATAGGTCTGATTACATTAAGAAGCACGGCAGCTGGGGAGCTCTAAAGAATTGGCTTGCGAAGGCAAATGACTTTAAGTGTTGGTACTGCGAGGCTAAGAGTCATAGAGCACCATTCGATGTCGATCATTTTCGGCCGAAACTTGGCATTACTATTGATGGAGCGAAGCTGGCAGGGCATGACGGTTACTGGTGGATAGCGTATGAGTGGTCCAATTTTCGATTGTCTTGTCAACGATGCAATCGACCAGAAAAAGACGGTGTCGATGTACTGCACGGGAAGGCTAATGAATTCCCTATCCGCGATGAGGCACAGCGTTGTGCTCTGCCTGCGGGTCAATTAAGTGCAGAGTCGCCGAGACTTTTAGATCCTTGTGTGCAAGACGATTGTAAGCAACTGGCGCACGGTATCGACGGTGAGGTAAAGCCATTAGCCGCGAATGGAACCTGGGAATATCAACGAGCGCAATACACGATTGATCGACTTGGTTTTAACGAATGGAGCACACCAGAAGTCAAAAAGAATTCGTGGCGAATTCTCGATGATTTGATTCGCCTTGCTGGAAATCAACCTGCTGTCTTGACGCACTTGCAAGAACATTTATCTTCCGATCACGAATACTCAAGCTTCTTTCGTTCTGCCATTGGCACGCATCGAGACAAGGCTTGGGTTGAGGCTCTTTTATGAACACAAGCACCCTTATCCAGAAAGTCTGGAACTTCTGTCACACCTTGCGCGACGACGGCGTTGGCTACGGCGATTACCTCGAACAGCTCACCTACTTGCTATTTTTGAAACTAGCGCATGAATACGCGCAGGAACCATATAACCGCGACACCCAGATCCCTAAGGGGTACGACTGGACCAGCTTGACCTCCAAGGTAGGCGAGCCGCTGGAAGCGCATTATCTGTCCACCTTGAACAAGCTGGGCGAGCAGTCAGGCATGCTGGGTGCCATCTTCTTCAAGGCGCAAAACAAGATACAGGATCCAGCCAAGCTCAGCCGTCTGGTCCAGATGATCGATGCAGAAAACTGGATTAGCCTTGAAGCAGACGCAAAAGGTGACCTGTACGAGGGCTTGTTACAGAAAAACGCCGAAGACACCAAGAGCGGTGCAGGCCAGTACTTCACGCCGCGCGCGATCATTCAGGCCATGGTGGCCTGCCTTCGGCCGCAGCCATTGAAGACGATTGCAGACCCTGCCTGCGGAACTGGCGGGTTCTTTCTCGTGGCCAATGAGTGGCTGTCGGGCACAGGAAAATGGCTGGAGGACAACCGAGCGTGGCTTGGCCGAGATCTGCCTAAGCTCAACCCCAAGCAGAAGCGTTTCTTGCGCGATGAGACATTCGTCGGCAATGAGATCGTCCCGAACACCAGGCGTTTGTGCTTGATGAACTTGTTCCTGCACAACATCGGTGAGTTGGATGGTCAGCCGGCCATTGACCGCTCAGATGCTCTGATTTCAGAGCCAAAGCGAAAGGTCGATTACGTATTGGCCAATCCGCCCTTTGGCAAAAAGAGCAGCATGACCATCACCAACGACGCAGGAGAGGAAGACAAAGACTCCCTGACCTACGAGCGTCAAGATTTTTGGGAGACCACGTCTAACAAGCAGCTGAACTTCTTGCAGCATATCGTCAGCATGTTGAAGGTTAACGGCAAGGCAGCTGTAGTGTTGCCTGACAACGTGCTGTTTGAAGGTGGCGCGGGAGAAAAGATCCGCCGCAAGCTGCTGGAGAACTGCGATGTGCATACCGTCTTGCGCTTGCCTACCGGCATCTTCTATGCGCAAGGTGTGAAGGCGAATGTGGTGTTCTTTGACAATGCGCCAAAGGATGGGCGCGTGCACACCAAAGGCATTTGGTTCTATGACCTGCGTACCAACAAGCACTTCACCCTGAAGACGCGCCAGTTGAAGCTGGACGACCTGCTTGACTTCGTCCATTGCTACAACCCTGCAGATCGCCACGTGCGCAAGGCAACGGACCGATTCAAGTTCTTCAGCTACGAAGAACTCGTTGCTCGTGATAAAGCCAGCCTGGATGTTTTCTGGCTGAAGGATGACAGTCTCGACAACCTTGATGACCTTCCTCCGCCGGATGTACTGCAGCAAGAGATCATCGAGCACCTGGAGGCTGCGCTGGCAGCTTTCCGAGATGTCGCTGTGAGCTTGCCAAGGTTTCCCCAGAAGGATGCCGCATGAGTGAAATCAACCTCTTTCGGTTGGTTGATGGCCAAGCCACTAAACTCCACGGCCATCAGTCAGACTTGGAGCGACCGCTTCAAAAGCTGATTGAGGGAAATCTCGAAACCATGTTGGGGATCCGATTTCTGGCTTCAGAGTACAGCACGGGTCGAGTGCATGCGGGGCGTATCGATACGCTTGGCCTGGACGAGAACAACTGTCCTGTGATCCTGGAGTACAAGCGGGCAGCGCACGAAAATGTGATCAACCAAGGGCTGTTCTATTTGAATTGGCTGATGGATCACCAAGCGGACTTCAAATTCTTGGTGTTGGAGAAGCTTGGTAAAGAAGTGGCTGAGGCAATCGATTGGGGTGCGCCACGCTTGGTTTGCATTGCCGCGGACTTCAACAGGTATGACGACCACGCCGTCCAGCAAATAGGGCGCAACATTGAGCTGATTCGGTACAGAAAGTTCGGTGAAGAGCTTCTGCTACTTGAGCAAGCCAGCGTTTACTCCAGTCAGGAGCGCCGATCTACAGGTACGAAGGTCACTCAACTATCCCCAAAGGATGCCGTCGTGATCACCGCCACAGTCAAGGCAGTTGGGCCAGACAAGTCCTATGCTGACCTGGTTCCAACGTTGTCAACAACTCTTACGGAGTTGCTGGCAACCATCGAGGATTACATCTTTTCTCTTGGCGACGATGTTCAACGCAAGGAGCTGAGACTGTATGTGGCATTCAAGCGGCTTAAGAACTTCGCGACGATCGTTCTGCAGAAGAATCGCCTGTTGCTGTACCTGCACTTGAACCCCCAACAGTCTGGACCTTTGCCGCTGAACGCTCGTGATGTGAGTGATATTGGGCACTGGGGCACGGGCGACCTGGAGATCGCGATCGCGAATCAAACAGACTTGGATGCTGTGAAGCCGCTGATCACGATGGCTTACGAAGGGCGCTGACCAAATCGATTTGATTTGCTGTTCGGTTGACTGACCGTCTTATCTGAAAGTGCATGTGCTCATGCAAGTGGCAGCAATCGCTGCATAGCAGTCATCAGGTTGATCCCGCTGAGTGGCGTCAATGGCCCGTGAGCGGTTTTTGATTTCCCGGAAGTAGGCGTTCTTATCGAGCAATAAGTGATTCTTTGGCGACTGAGCGCTGGCGCTTCCACCTCACCACCCCCTGCAATCCATGAGCGTGTTGCAGACGACGGCCTGAGCGCAGGTGATGGCAAGCAGAACACAGCACAGGGCCACGACGGTTGCGGCAAGCGGCCGAAGGTGGGGTTCGTGGTGCTGAATGCTCAGGGCCAGGCCCGCGCCGACCCAGGCTGCGGGAAGGGTGCATAGATAGCCCAGCCATGCCATGGAGTCCGGGTGGGGGCGTGTGAATACCCAGAGGCCGAACGCTGCCAGATAGGTGGCCATGCCCCAGGAAATGCCGACCAGGATGGCGGGGCGGGGTTTGAAGGGCAGAACCAGCGCCAGCACTGCGAGTTGCGGCAGGCCGTAGAAGGCGATGTTGGCCGCCCACAGGGCCATGGAGTCCTTGGGCGAGAGCAGGCCGGCGAGCGCCAGGCCGGGAATGAGGGCGGCGGCCAGAGGGCGACAGGCGCGGCGGGAGTTTGCAGAAGGCATGGGGCTGCGCCGGTGGCGGCTTGCGGGTTGAGGTTGCGGCAAGCGTTGCATGGCCGGTGGGCATTGCGCCTGGGATTCAGCGCGAGTGCCTTCCTATAGGCCTTGGGGTACCGTGACGCGGTATCGGGATGTCTTCGCCGAGGCTGACTGCACCGGCAGTGGGCGGATAAGGACGCTTTATTGGGGGAGAGCAGGCGGTTGTTCTGTTGGCAATGCGCAAGCTGGCATGGCTATACTGCATTTGCTTACATCTTTATGTTTTTGATTCTTTGGAAAGAAATTGAATGCGCCGAATTGCTTCTCTCGCAGTTACTGCTATTTTGGTTGCGGCACCTGCAATCGCTCAGAATAAAAACAATGCAATGCAGCTTGCAAACGAGCTTGAGAAGATCAGCGATGTGTGCAGTGCCAAGGCCTCTGCTTTTTATCATGAGGAATCGCTGGCGGAGACCAAGCTGCGCCTGGACAGTGACCTGGAAAGGATGCAAATCAGGCAGGATGCCGAGGTCTATGGGGTTGGTCATGGACGACAGCAGACTCAGAATTATTATCTTGAGCGTCTGGGGCAGAAGCAGGCGAGTGACAGAGAGAAATCTGCACAGCTTGCAGAGGGGCGTCGCCAATCCCAGGAGGAGGTTTCTGCGTGCGTGACTGACGCTTTGGATAAAGGAAAGTCCTTGTATTCCTCCTTCAAGAAGAACAAGAAAACAGCAGAGTTGGCGAATCAGGTAATGACTTCATGGTTGGTCAATACGCAGACCATTGGCAAGGGCTCGCCTCGTGGGACGCGTGAATCAGAGGCCGACTGGAAGAAGGCGAAGGCAAGCGCCGAACTTGATTCCCTGTGATCTTCACAGTTGCATGAAGCGGGGGCAGCGATGCCCCCTTGTATTTATGCGCGTCCTGTTGTTTCATTGCCCGCGCCCAATAGAGGGCGAGCAGCATCAGACAGGACTTGAGCAAGAAGCGCGCGTTACCTGATCAAGACGCCAAGACGGCCACGAAGCCTGTCTCCACGCGCGCCCGTACTGCCCGTACAGCCACAGTCAAGGCCCCGGCTTTGCGCAAGAAGCCGGCTGCGGCCACCAGGACCACTCCTCCCCCCCAAAAAGCAGCCAGGACTCTGACGCCGTTTCAGCAATGGGCGTCGGGGGCGGGTGCGCTCGACCAGTTTCTGGCCTTTGTTCTGGAGGGCGGGCATATGGCGGACTTTTGCCGCCAGCAGGGGTTTGCCTATACGACGGTGCTGGACTGGATCAATGCCGATGGGGGGCGCGCCGAGATGTATGCGCGGGCGCGCGAGGCGCGCTCGGACAAGCTGGCCGATGAGATTGTGGCGATTGCGGATGAGTGCGAGTACGCCCCGATCACGGATACGAGCACGGGCGAGACGGTGGCGGTGGCGTTTGACAAGACCGCCGTGGCGCGCAACAAGCTGCGGGTGGATGCGCGCAAGTGGATTGCGGCCAAGCTCAAGCCGCGGGTGTATGGCGACCGGGTGCAGGTGGAGGCGAGCGTGGATCACAAGATCATGACGGATGACGCCTTGCTGCAGCGGCTGTCGGGCCTGGGCATTCATGTGGCGGGGATTGTGCCCGCAGGGCCTGGGGAGGGCGGCGATGCAGGCTGAGTCCGTTTTGCATCTGACGCCGCAGCAGCGCCGGGAGCTGGGCGGCCTGCTGGATGAGCTGGAGCGGCGCCGGCGCACGCGGCTGCTGGAGACGATGTTTCCGGAGGCGGGGCCGCTGCGCCGGGGGCTGTACCCGCGGCATATGGAGTTTTTCGAGCTGGGCGCGCGTTGCAGCGAGCGGGTGTTCATGGCGGGCAACCGGGTGGGCAAGACGGTGGCGGCGGGGACGGAGCTGGCGTATCACCTGACGGGGCGCTATCCGTCGTGGTGGGCCGGGCATCGCTTCAGTAAGCCGGTGCGGGCGCTGATTTCCGGCGATACGCATGAGACGACGCGCGATATCTTGCAGCTGAAGCTGCTGGGCTCGACCACGGACAAGCCGGAGAACTTTGGCACCGGCCTGATTCCCGGGGATGCGATCACGGGGATTGTGGCGCGCACCCATGTGAAGGGGGCGGTGGAGCGCGCGACGGTGCGGCATGCGAGCGGGGGCGAGTCGGAGCTGTGGATGCGCAGCTATGTGCAGGGGCGCGAGATTTTTCAGGGCTTCGAGCTGGATATCTTCTGGGCCGATGAGGAGTGCCCGGAGGATGTGTATGAGGAGGGCCAGGTGCGTCTGATGACGCGCGCGGGTATCTCCATGCTGACGTTCACGCCGCTGTCGGGCCTGACGGCTTTGGTGCAGCAGCTGACATCGCCCGACCCGGAGGGCAAGGTGATTGGCCGCGCGGTGGTGCAGTGTGGCTGGGACGATGTGCCGCACCTGAGCGAGGAGGCGAAGGCCAAGCTGCTGTCGCGCCTGATGCCGCACCAGCGCGATGCGCGGACCAAGGGGGTGCCGGCGCTGGGCGCGGGGGCGATCTACCCGGTGCCGGAGAGCGACATCGTGGTGCCGGACTTTCAGATTCCCGATTTCTGGCCGCGGGCCTATGGCATGGATGTGGGCTGGAACCGCACGGCGGTGGTCTGGGGCGCGCATGACCGGGATTCGGACATTGTGTATCTCTACAGCAGCCATTACCGGGGCCAGGCCGAGCCTTCGGTGCATGCGGCGTCGATCACGGCGCGTGGCGACTGGGTGCCGGGTGCCATCGACCCGGCGTCGCGCGGGCGCAGCCAGCGGGATGGCGAGCAGCTGCTGAACGATTACGTGAGTCTGGGCCTGCAGCTGACCCCTGCGCACAACGGGGTGGAGTCGGGTCTGTACCAGGTCTGGGAGCGCATGAGCACGGGCCGGCTGAAGGTCTTCAAGTCCATGCACGACTGGCTCAACGAGTACCGCATTTACCGGCGCGACGAGAAGGGGCAGATCGTCAAGAAGGACGACCATGCCATGGATGCGACGCGCTACCTGATTGTGACGGGGCTGGGTCTGGCCACCGTCAAACCCCGTGCCGCCAGCCAAGCGCGGCGCACATTGTCCTGGAGGGTGAGATGAGCTCAATTCTTGGTCCGCGCGGCATTCCCATGGTGGAGCTGGGCGGCGAGCGCGCCTGGCGCCAGCGTGTGATTGGCGATGTGGTGTGCAGTTTTCAGTGGCTGGATTTGCGCGCCGCCGGTGACGAGACGGCAGACGGTGAGCCGGAGCCCTGCATGGTGCTGTTCCCGGCGTTCCGGCGCATGGAGACGGGCTCGTATGTGATTCCGCAGCGCAATGCCTATGTCTATGTGGATGCCAGGGGCAACCCGACGCCGCAGTTCGTCAAGACGGCGGCGCTGGCGGCCGAGACCCTGGGTTTCACGATGACGGACCGCAGCAGCATCGGCCGCATGCTGGACATCATCTGCGAGGGCATGCCGGACCTGGTGGATATGCCGCTGGAGCAGCCGAGCAGTCTGGAGGTCAGGCGCCACCGCCTGGGTATCGAGGTGACGGCCCGGGCCTATGGCCGGGATTTGCATAGCGAGGTGCTGTGATGTTTGAGGTAGGCGAGACCACAGCCGGCCCGGGGGCTGGCGAGGCCCCGCAGGGGGACGAACAGGAGGCCCTGGCCGGGCGCGCGAGCGGCATGGATGCGCTGACGCGGCAGCGCCATGCGACGCTGATGGAGCTGCTGAAGTACGAGAGCGAGCGCCAGGGCGAGGAGCGCCAGCAGATGCAGATTGACGAGGATTACCAGGATCATCTGCAGTGGAAGCCCGAGGATGCGCAGGCGTTGATGGAGCGTGGCCAGGCGCCGGTGGTCTTCAATGAGGGGCGCCAGACCATCGAGTGGATCTGCGGCACGGAAAAGCGCATGCGCAAGGATTACAAGGTGCTGCCGCGCGAGCGCGATGACGAGGCCATGGCCGAGGTGAAGACCAAGCTGATCAAGTACACGGATGATGTGAACATGACGCAGTGGCAGCGCAGCCGGGCCTTCCGCCAGGCGGTGACGGCGGGCCTGAGCTGGCTGGAGGAGGGGGCCAACCGGGACCCCGAGGCGGAGCTGATCTATTCGGGCTGGGAAGATTGGCGCAATGTGTACCGCGACAGCCATAGCCGCCATCTGGATTACAACGTGGATGCGCGCTATCTGTTCAGGCGCCGCGTGGTGGACCTGGACTATGCGGTGGCGCTGCTGCCGGGCAGCCGCGATCATTTGCTGGCGCAGGCCGGCCGGCATGAGGAGCTGGACCCGGACGGGATCTGGTATCTGGGCGAGCGGCTGAGCGGGGCCGGGGAGACGCAGTGGGGGGCGGCCAGCAGCCAGTATGGCGAGCGCGCGGCCTATATGTCCCGCTCGGGCTTTCATGACGATGGCCGCCGCCGCTCGGTGGAGTTGCTGGAGTGCTGGTACCGCATCCCGGAGCGGGTGCCGGTGTTTGCCCAGGGGCCGCTGGCGGGCAAGGTGTTCAACCCGGCGGACCCGCGCCATGTCCTGGAGCAGGCCGAGGGCCATGCCAGGCTGTAATGCCTCTATTGCCTTGCATATTGGCGCGGGCGCCGTGGGCGGCGCTAATGCTGGACCGGGCGCTGCGACAAGCGGACAAAGCATTTTGAACTCAGGGTACGCCGGCGCCCAGGCTGGACTGGCTGGGGCCGCGAACACTTACAGCCAGATCAATCAGAACCAGGTTGCGGCTTGCTCCTCGAGTAATTCGCTGTGGGGCGGGCTTGGGAATGCGGCAGGGATGATCGGATCTGCTGGGCTTGGGAAAAAGTAATTAGAGAACGCAGTCGAAAACCCACCATGCGATTGGCTTGGAGCCGCCATCCTTGGCAAGCGCGGTATGTCATCCCTGCTTTTGGCATTGGGCCTGCGCAAGATCAAACGCTTTCTGATTGTCTGCGGAGTCCCAGGCCGTTCCTTTGATCCTTTGATCCTTTGATCTCCACTGTGCGCGGTGTAGATGATCTGATTTCGTGCATGCTTGCACATGCCGACAATACTACGCAGGCGATACCAACGGCAGCGATCTGAAAAGCTCTCGTTTCTTTTCCCTCCTGATGGCAGGAATGTAGCAGGCAACTCTAAAGCAAAGCGATCGCACTTTGCGCAATAGAAGCCGGCTATGGCTCCAACTAGGCCGTCGACGTTGACTCCCCTCGTTGCGAAAAACGATTCTTCCTGAATGAAGACTGCGTAGCACCCTTGTCTATGTGGCTTAATCGTTGGATGTTTACGCGCAGAAATTTCTTCAAAAATTCAGCACACTGAGTCGCATTGACTGAAATAGCGAAGTCAAGTGCCGTGAATTCAGACAGCCATCTGTTCAGTCTTGGATTGGCGGCGGATCCACGATCACGTTGGAAGTTGCAATGGAAATTCTGATCGTTGCGATGGAAAGTTCTTAGCGCTTATGCAAAATCGGCGGATATTGCTTCATAAATCGAAGAGCCAAATACGGGGACGTTGGCCTAGAGGAGTGCGTTCACTGCTGCGGATTGCTTTGTCGCACAAGCTGCGTCCATGGGAGTCATCCAGGGATTGCCAGAAATGCGCCTATCAAGTCCTGCCCCCCGTTGATAAGCCTTTGCCGGTTGGTGATGTCGTGTGCAAGGATAGTACGAACAACAGTAACTGGATCCGTGAAGCGCTCAAACATTTTGGCTTTTTGGTGCTGTCGAGTGCCAATCCAGTCCTGTTGCTCTTAGGTTTTCCATATCTAATTCATAAGATCTCATCTCTCTCATCCCTCCTTTGTGAAGGAATGTAGCAGAGGCGGGACCGCTCCCGGCAGACCGTCAGCAGCCTTGGACCAAAGGCATTTCCGTCCCATCGACCGCAATCATCACGCCCGTGGTGCTGGAGTCGATTTCGTTTTGAGCAATCGCACTTTCAATGCTTTGCCGGTTGGAATAAGCAGTCTTCATTTGGCTATCATTGCAACGACTTGTATCACCAGGGAGAGCAGTTTGTTCAAGCCATTGATTGGCCTTATCGCGGCGTGTGCTTCGGCCCTTGTTTTTGCGCAGGCCGCTGATGAGGCGGCACCAGTATCTGGTGTGACAACCGCTGCGACTGCCACTGCGCGCCCCTACGGCATGATTAAAGGGACGGTAGAAGGCGCCAGTCGGCTATCTGAAGCTTGCACTCTTGAGGAGCCGAAAAAGTTACCTAATCGAGCTATCGTTATTGTGGTTCGCAAGGTGTCCTGCGCTTCGCGCTACGGAATACGTGTCTCAAGGGATTTCTTTGAGGTTCTCTTCGCAGGAGAGGCGCGCTTGGTACCAACCGATGCCGTGTTCATGCTGGATGAGCACAAGGAGATTCTTGAAAGGATGGGGCCAGATCAAATCGAAGCCAGTTTTGAAGAATGGCGAAAATTCTCCCTGTATGCACGTATGAAAGATTTGGAGCGAGCACTTGCCGCCTTCAAGGGGACGGCCAAGTACGGTGTGGCACTTGTCAATTCAAGCATCTTTGATGTCAGCAAGCACACAGAAGGAACAGGCTTTGAGGCGACGGTCCTGAATTCGGGCAAGAAGACGATCAAGTATGTGACTTTTACAGTCACCGGGCTCAATGCGGTTGGTGACCCGGTTTCAGGCCGCGCACGAGCGGGTGTTTCACCGACATTGCGCGGCATTGGACCGATCGAGCCTGAGGCAACGGCTACGTACTCCAAAGATTACATGTGGATGACGGATATTGTTCAGTCCCATCGTATTCGCAGCATCAAGTTGGAGTACATGGACGGAACCAGCAAGGTCATCTCCGATGTGAAGAAAATCCAGATCGACGAAGAGGACTATGCCACGTTGATGTTTGAGGACTGATTAACGATCGATCTGTTTCAAAAGGCGTAGGGGAGTGCGCCGTGCTTGTCGGGCCTGGCCCGAAATACACAAGCCCACCTTGTGAGGTCGCAACAAGCAGCCATCCGAGGTGGGCTTCTTCTTTGGTGTGGTCGCTGGCGCTGGCAGGCAAGATTCGCGCGGGATCTCGCTTTCGGTGAGATACACCATGCTGATCATCAATGCCGGCTCACATCCCCTGATGAGTCGAATGTGCAAGCCTGGCCCAGGCTGCTGGTGGACCAGCAAGACAAGCGCAGCGTGATCCCGATCGAGATGCTGGATGTGGTCCAGTGGCTGGCCGGGACAGTGCGGGAAGCCGGGCAACTGTTTGGGTTGGCTCCATTTGCCGTATTTAAGGCGGAACGCACTTAAGCAATGCCGATCAAATCTGCCATTCGACTTGAGTTACCCTATCGTTTTCCCTGAATTAGAAGCGCTGCCGCACTAAAGCTCGAATTTGCTTCTCAGATATAAAAAGGCGCCAAAGGCGCCTTTTTCAAGTGGTGAACTCTAGCGGTCTGGTATTGGAAGCGCTGGGTTCATTACGCTCGGACAGAGCGATAGGTTGCGAGTTTATTGGCAGGTGAGTGAGGCGTAGAGTGTTCCGTCCCATGTATTGAACGCCTGAGTACCGCCAGACATTCTTATCTGTATCACATCATTCTCTAGTACCAAGCCGAATGTGGGGACCGTCATGCCACAAGTTCTATTTGAGGCCCCAATGTTGGTGCACATCAATGGAATGGGAAGCGAGGATCCTGGCGCTGTACCGCCAGCGCTGGGCCTGAATTGCAAAACCTCAAAATTGTAGGATGTGGCCAAGTTATTAAGAGTGCCCACCAGCGCGACGTTGAACTTCATTGAGGTGTTGCAGTTCTGGCCTAGGAGCAGGCCATTGTCACCTGCCGATGCTGCCGTACCTGCTCCTGTCCCTAGCGCTAGATAGAACGTGCCGTTCCCCGAACCATTGCTGTCAGAGATGGAGTATTGGTAGGTTATTGCACCGGAACCTGATGCGCCTGTGGCACCAGTTGCACCTGTAACGCCGGTTGCACCCGTAGCGCCAGTCACACCCGTGGCACCTGCTGCGCCAGTGGCGCCCGTAGCGCCTGCTGTGCCAGTGGCACCTGTAGCACCCGTCACGCCTGTAGCACCCGTGACACCAGTTGCGCCGGTTGCACCGTTAGCGCCATTGGCACCGGTAGCGCCATTGGCACCGGTAGCGCCATTGGCACCGGTAGCGCCAGTCACGCCAGTAGCACCTGTGACGCCAGTCGCACCGGTTGCACCGTTAGCACCATTGGCTCCGGTAGCACCCGTCACGCCTGTAGCACCCGTGACACCAGTTGCGCCGGTTGCACCGTTAGCGCCATTGGCACCGGTAGCGCCCGTCACGCCAGTAGCA